GACCGAGTATCGAGCGTAATAGTCAATCGAGACTCTTGCGCCATTCAATTTCTCCAGATAAAAAAAACCCTGCCAAAGCAGGGAAAACCGCACATAGACGCTGATTCAAATCCCAGGACCTGAACCCAATCAAACTAATGGGGCCAGCCAGGTAGACATGCAAACCCGGCTGGCCCCCCTCCTGCTCCCACCACCTGGCCATCAGCTGCGTTCCAAGCGATCAAGCTCAAACACAGCCATATCCAGCTCTTGCCGGGATAGTGGGGTTCCATATGCCTGGACCACGGCACTTATGTTCTCGGTAGAGAGGGGCAATGGCACCGCCCCGCCCATTCCGACAACGACACTCCGACAACGGTCTGCAGCACAATAAACACGGATGACATGATCCGTAATGGGATCACTGGGAGGTTCATCCGGGATCTGAGCACCGAGAGTCGAATGAATCAGCTTGCGCTTTTCATTTTGCCCGGCCCACTCTTTTTCCCACTGGAACCGGGCGAGGACTTTTCCACGGTTTCCTGGGCCTCCTTCTTCGCGTTGGCAGCAACATGGGCCGCTGTCGCAATCACCCAGACAAAGAGATCTGTGTTCTCTGACAGCAGCTTGGTCGCATTCTCCGGCGAATAAGGAATGACGTTGCCCGCTTCATCCAGGACTTCACCCTTCCAGTCCTTGACGATATACGTGCTCAACAACTGGCACTGGACATCATGCTCGCGGACATCGTTACTTGAAACACGAATGGCCGCTAGCGAATGCCCTGCATCTTCCCGAGCAATCAAGCGTCGTGCTCGCTCGAGGGCTATTTGATAAGCCTCAGTATCAAGCGCAGCAATCTTGAAAGACACATCCTCGTCATAATCCTCCCACCGCTCCTGACTCAGAACCGATTCCAGGCGATTAATCTTCAAAGCCATGCCATCACTCCTTAAGGGGCAGGCGCAGCAACGGGGCTACGAGTCAGCACGGGGGTTTGCTTGGCCACGGTGAAGTTCAGCTCCACTTTCAGGATATCGCCCTTGGCACCGTTAGGCAGGTCACCATCGACCTCAATAGCGGGCAGATCGATCTCGTACTTGTTGCCCAGAGAGTCGGTGATCGGGAAGGAAATGGCGATCGGGGTGCGCTTGAACTGGTTCTTCCACAGCTCCCAGGCCTTCTGAGACCAAGCCAGGGTCACCGTGCCGGTGATGGCTGCTGCGGTCTCAATCAGGGCGCCAGGGCCCAAACGCTCGGCACCAAAGCAGCGTTGAGTCTGCAGCTGGTTGTCAATGTTCAGGGTCAGGCCCGATACGCAAGCCTGGCCAGCCAGAGACACGCCATTGGCCTTCACATCGCCCACGCTGATCGAGGACATGAAAGGCGTTTGGCTGGGCTCGGCCGGATCGGTGGCAAAGGGAGTTTCCTTGTCTTCGTAATCCAGGCAAGACATGGTGAAGGTCACGGTGGCTTTGCCTTCTTCAGGCACTTCCAGGGCAAAGGTGCTGACATGCGCACCCTTGAACAGCGCGTACACATCCACGTCACGATAGGCTTTGGCCACGCTGAAGGTGCTGCGGGTCTCGCCAACGCTCAGCTTGTTCTCTTTCCACTCACCGTAGAAGGCGGCCGCCAGCAGCTCGTCAAACGTGCCGTAGGACAGTTCGCCCGTGATGTCACCACCAATATCAATACTGGTCACGATCGAACCCTGACCAATACGCGAATCGGTGATTTCTTCGGACTCCTCCTTGTTCAGAGTCGGAGTCAGTGTGTTGCCGGTGACGCGCAGCGTCTGCCAGCCCGAACCAGGGGTCACACCGGGAACGGTTTCTTTAACCAGGTAGCTAGTAACTTTAGCGCCAGAACTCATAATGCATCTCTCCTGTATGCAGGCAAAAAAAAACCGACGCGAGGTCGGCACAAAAAAACAGGTAAAAAATCAACCGGCCCGGAACGGGACGGTCAGGTTGATCTGGTAGAACTCTTCGCGTTGTGGTCGTTTTTGCGGGTCATCCGCCGCCACATCGACTTGGCTCAGGCCCAGGCATTCCAACGCCCCTTCAGACCAGAAGGAAAAGTGATCATCCAGGGCATCGCTCAAGCGATCCAGCTCCTGACGGCCCTGACCCAAACGATCAAAGCACTCGATCAGAATCTCGCCGGATTTGCGGGTATAGGGTTTCGCACCCATGCCTGTCATTTCCGAATCGGTATTCTTGATCAGCAGACGGCACCAGACGCCCGTATCCGGCGGCGTAAAGGCCGCGTGGGCATTGGGGTACTCGATGTGCTCCTGAGCAATCCCGGTCAATGCCACCATTCGATCAATAATGGCTTTACTGATCTGTTCAAAGTTCATCTTGTGTAGTTCTCCTGAACGGTGCTGGCCATCTTCTCGATGGCGAATCGACGACTGTGCGTAGGCACTGCGACCAGGCAATAAAAAACCCCGCAGCAATTTCTTGCTCGGGGTTGTTTCGTTTGCATTGGACG